GTCTTTTAGTTCCGAAGAATCCTGTGCCATAGAATGTTCCACCATACGATAGATTCTTTGTAGCGTTTTGGTCTCCTGAAGTTAATCCTACAGGTGTAATATCACTAACAATACTCGATTCTGTTAATGAGTATAGCTTGTTGTATGTTCCTGCTGAAATGTGTGAATCAGCACTATTATCTGCCCAAGTAACAATACCTCTTGGTGGTGCTGCGAATGCTGATGTTTTTCTACTTACCCAACCACCAACAGGACGTACGTTTCTGTAAACACCTGCGGGTAATTGTAATGGTATTAAACTCATGCTGCTATCTCCGTCCAACTATCTGATGATGGTGTAATGTTTGTCCATGACTCTGAGCCTTCAGCTATCGATTCCCACTTCTCTCTACCGATTGTGGTAGTACCTGATGTTGTGCTTGTCGAAGCGCCTGAATGTTGCACTCTATTACACGTTGCCGTGATACTTGCTACAGGTGAAATAGTAGATACACCTATTGCTGTGTAGTATGCCGTAGCAGTGAATGTAGCATTTACGCTTACTGTAGAAGATGTGTCTTTAACTCTTACACAAGCGCCTGTAGTTGTACAAGCTGATGACATAGAGCCACCACTTTCTACAGTCTTAGCACCATCACAAGATGTAGAGGAGCTTACTGATGTGCTAGCTGAAGCACTTACTACCGTTACACCTACCGTAACAATAGATGAGTCTCCCATCACTATTGCACCTGACTCTCTTACTCTTTGACTATCTGCCGAAGCAGAACTCGTCATTGTAATAGGTACTACACCTTCTTCAAGGTCCGCTGTTGAGTATGCTGCTTGACCGTATTTAAACGCTCCGTATAGCATCTTAGTCTAGCGTTATATCTAGGTCAGCATTAGGAACACGGAACACATCACCTGAGTCAATAGTCTTAGATGTTGTAAGTGCAGCGTAAGCCATTAGGTTGCCTGATGTTGAAGCATCAAATACACCTACGTGAGTTACTGTACCCCAAGAAGCGCCTGCTGTTGGAAACTCAACCGCTGCGTTATTTGAAGTTGTGTTGCCTGATGTAGTGAATGCTACTGATTGACGAACGTAACCTGTGCCTGATACTTCCGTACCGCCACCTGTCTCACCTGGTGCTGCTGTGTATAAAGCCAAGTAATGCGTGCCTGGTGCTGTGTAAGCCGCGCCTGCGAATACATGGTCTAAGATTTCTGTTTCTAAAAAGTTTGTAAATGACATTATCCTTGTCCTCTGATTTTAAGTTTTAAGCCTGAGCCACTAAATCTAGCGTTCTCAGACTCTTCGTTTAATCTCATTACAGAAGCCGAATACATTTGACCCCATACTGCGATTCTCTCGTCTTCTCCTAGATACGGTGCTGAATGTAGTAGTGCGCCATAAAGGTACACATCAGGTGCTTCTAGTAAAAGCCAATTATCAGCATTACTTGAACTAAGAGCAGTTGTCTTAGCGTAGTAAAGCAATTCTGTGTTTATCTCGCTTGATGGTGTTGGGTAGAACTGAAATTGACCATCTGCGTGTGTGTAATGTGTTGGTGTTCCTATAGCATCATTATTAGAGGCTCTCTTGTCTGCCATAGCCGCTCTTGATATTAACTCAAGAGGTGATGTTCCGTTGTCTGTGATGTGAAACCTAATAGTCTCCATCCAATTAGCAGGAATCTGTGAATATTCATCACTAGCACTCTGTTGACCACTTGCTCTAGTCTCCATCTTCCAATGACGAATATCTCTGTTAATCTGTGCTTCTGACAATGCGATGAAGTTCTCGATAGCCGATGTTAAGTCGTCTCTGTTTAAGAAGTCTGCTATTGCTGATTTTAGCGTTGTGAATGTATTAATTGCCATAGTTACCCTTTGTGAAAATCATCTTTTCTCTCGCTCTTCTACGGACTAAGCCATTGCTAATCTTACCACCTGCTTTGACAAATCCTATCTTAGGGTCGAACGCTTCTTTCAAGAATGTCTTTATATTACCATTATTTAACGCTTTTAGGGCATTAGATTTAGCAAATGCGCCTTCACCTACATTATAGACTAATGATACTAGAGCATTCCTTTGGTCTTCATTTAAATCTATCTTAACCAATCTGTCAACTGCTTTGTTTGCCTTGACTAATTGTGAGTTCAGCGCCTTAGATGCTTCTGCCTCTGTATCTTGAGCAAGTAACCCTGACTTAGTGCCATAGCCTTTGGCTTTATGACCTACATCGTCATATTCTGTGACCTTGGTATTTCCCACTCTTAGTGGGTCGTTTTCCATCATCTTAACGAATTGAGATAGTTTATTGTTAGGCTTCCATGACTTGACGTTGTTTAGGATGCCGTCTTTAACAGGCTCTTCTTCTTCTGCTTCAACATTGATAGCGTCTTCACCTAATAGACCGCTTGTAGGTATTATTGCCTTAGAGAAGAACAACTCAGGATTCTTTTTAAACGCACTAAGATAACCCTCTTGGTCTTTGTACTCTATGATGTTTTCAATACCCATCTTTTCTAAACGCTTTATAGATGCTGTGTCGCCTTTTGGAACAATGGCAGTCTTAAACTCACCGATATTAACAATTCTATTTGGCTTAGACTCAAAATAAGCGGTAGGCATTTCTCTACCCATTTTCTCCAACGGCTTAACGAGTTGTTTGATTTTTACTATATCAGATGTGTTTAGTTGCATGAAATCAGGGATTTTTTCACCAAGCAAGACCTGTTGAATTACTTGGAGAGTGTCTAACCTGTTTAGGTTGTTTATTTGGGTTTTGTTTCCGTCTTTATATTCACTGGTTTTTAAGCCACGATTTGCTTTGAAAACATCTTCAATTTTTTTGACCGTATTGTCAAACATATTACTAAATCCGTCTTCAAGGTGTGTATATTGACTTCGCTCTTGAACCCTGTTTCTTTCACTTACAAGTTTATCAAGACTTTGATATTTCTCAGACGTTATCGCTCTTGCTCTTGAGTCATGTAAGAAGTCAGAACCCTTATTTCTCTTTCTGAGCCTTTTTGGTGTCCGCCTTGCTTTCTCATTTCAGTTAAGGCCCTTTTAGGTGTAAACTCTTTCTTACTGCCCGATTCAGGAAATATAAGTCTTTTCATTTCCCCTAATTCCACAGGATTTCTAGTAGCTTCAACAGTTATGTAGGAAACCTCTTTATATCCTAAATCTTCAGTTGCTTGTCTTTTCATAGATAAGAAAGATGGGTAATCTTCAGGCTTATAGCCTCTTGCTTCTAATAGTTCTTGTGTTTTTAAATCTATTGCCAACCACTCAGGTTCGTGCAGACCTTTATCATATAAGGCACGATTATGGAATTTAAGTGTATCAGCACCTAAAGCATCTTTAATCTTCTCTACATCTTTATCAAACACTACCATCTCTCTTGGTGAGCGTCCTGTATAAGCGTCTGACGAAAAAGTGTTAGACTTCTTAGGGTCAATTAAACTGTTATCACCTAACAACGCAATTTCTCCAAATGTAGTATCTCTTGTAACTCCAAACGGAGCATCGGGTTTAGATATTCCGAGTGATGGCATTGCTATATCGCCACCGTATTCACTATGTTTTTTTAATGCTTCTGAACTCATATTATGATGAGCAACAAGCGGATTTAGTTTTAAAAGTTCTTCTTCTGCCCATCTGAGTTCATCTATGGTTCGTTGTGTAATATCCTTTCCCCTTAAACCTTTAAGGCGCTTTATCTCAGATTGTAATTCTGTGATTTCATCTGTTGCCCCTAGAGTCTGACCTAATACACCATCGTCAACTTTATGGGCTTTGTTCCATGTATCAGTTAGTTGTTGCTTGGTTTGGATAACATTTTTATTCCACACCCCAATATTTTTAGCCCACGGAACTTCAGATGTAATCTGACCGTCATAACCTAATTCTTTCAATATAGCCTTAACTTCGGGCAATTCAGAAAAATGCGCTTTTCCATCCTTTATTCCTTCAACTATTCGACTATCAGTAAAAACTGCATTATCTTTTTTTAATCTACTTTTTATTTCAGATACTAATTTAGCAGACGGTTTTCTCATATCAACAAGGTTAGCGGATTTATCTAACACCATTTCATTTACAACTGATTTATTACCACCAAATGATTTAGCATAAGTTGGGTTGTCTGACATATAGAAAGCACCCCAATCATCGCTTATATTGCTAATTTTATCTATCTTTGTTCCGCCATGATAAACAAGAGTGCCTTGAGCCTTAATAAATTCATCAGCAGTCTTAAAATTCATAGGGTCTGTCGCTTTACCTATCTGACCTAGTACACCATCGTCTTTGTTACTACTAGAGCCTTGTTGCTTATTAAAGAA